GCCGGAGTCTTTGAACCACTCTACGACCTTCTTAGCCCAAGTGGATATTGTCTCAAAGCCTCCACCAAAGAAGTCCTTGATACCCTTGTACAGTCCGTCTACTATATCTTTTCCGATGTCCTGCATGACCTTGGACGGTGAATGAATACCCAGTCCGTCTTTGACACCCTGTATCAGAGGCTTTACCAAGTTGTTGTATATCCACTTGCCTACACCTACGATTGCGTCCAGAATGCCCTTGAACAGTCCGGCTACAAAGCTTCCACCACATTCCTTCATCTTGTCGCTGAAGTACTTTTTAACGTCAGCCCAGAGGCTTCCGAGTATGCCGGACAAGAAACTGATCAGGCTACCCAAAGCTGTACCAAGCATCCTTGCAAAGCTCTTGACGATACCTCCGAAGTCAAGACTTGTCAGAGTATCTTTCAGAGCCTTATACACAGTCTTTCCAAGCTTTTTCCAGTCGTACTTCTCAAGCCATTCTCTTGTTTCATCGAACGCACCCTTAAGCAGATTGCCTATGCTCCTTCCTACAAGCTTCCAGTCAAGGGTCTGTATAAGACCTATGATGATATCCGGCAGGATAAAGAGTCCATGTGCAAGCAGCTTTCCAAGAATATAGAAGTCTATCTCAGAGAGTGCGCCGTTCAGCAGTTCGGCTATGTGTTGTCCTATCTTTACAAAGTTGATTGTTTCAAGCGTCCAGTATGCGATCTGTATAGCAGCGTTGATCCAGTAGCCTATCTTGTGACCTATGCCGTTCCAGTCAATGCGATTTAATACCTCATTGATCTTGTTTCCTATCAGTTCGCCTACGCCCTTCCAATCACCTTTCTTGAATGCTTCTTTAAGCTTGTCTACGAAGTCGCTGATTTTACTGTCTATCGGTAACTCTTCAAACATGTCACCGAAGCCGCCTCCGCCTCCGCCGCCTCCGCCGCCTCCGCCGGAGCCGTTATCTCTGTCTTTCTCGATGATGTTTAATTCATCAATACCAAGGGTGTAACTCTTGATATCCTTTGCTGCCTTCTTTGCGGCCTTACCTGCGCCTGTTGTAGCAGCACCCCAACCTTTTGTGGCCTTTGTCGCCGCTGTGAATGTTGACCTGCCCGTCAATCTTGCGAAAAACTGATTTATGAGATTGAGCAGGGTTACTATCTTACCTATCAGGTAGTCAATGGCAGGAGCCAGAGCGTTGATGATAGGTGCAGCCATCGCCGCAAGGGAATTCTTAAGATACTGAGCAGAAGTCGCGAGTCTATCCATACTCCCGGCAAACGTACCTCCCATCACACTACTGTACTGATAGAGGTTGTTTATGCCCTCCTGAAACCCTCTTGTCAGCGCGGCTATAGCTGAACGAATCAGCCTGTACATCGCTATCCTCTTGAGACTACTGAACAAGCCTCCAAGTGCAGAAGTCGTCTGCTTGATCTTGCCGATGGTACGCGACATGGCGGCTTCAGGTACGAATGAAAACGCTCTCCAAAGACCCTGCGCTACAGGTGTAGCCTTGGACAGTAACGTCCGCATTTCCTTCAGTCGGCCTACACCCGTACTGAACGCGCTACTGAACGCTCCGCCCATACTTGAGATTGTGTCTCTAAAAGACCGAGCCGCAGTATTGGCATTGTTCAGGGCAGGTGCTATTTCCTTGACCTCAGACACCGCTGCACCGTTACCTGTAGGTGTGTTCACAGCTTCATCAATCCTTGCGGCAGGTTCCACGTCTTTGACAGCGGAATCCTTCGCTTCCTTGATAGCCTCTGTGACACCTGACATGTCAGGAACCTTTACTTTCGCTCCACTCATGCTCTGCATAGCGTCACTGATCTTCTGAAGCTTATCCACACCCTTGAACGACTCCAGAGCCTTATCAAGTTTGCCTATCTGATTGATAGTGGATGTAAGCCCTACGCCGCCCTTGGTAATAGACTGAAGCTTGTTAAGGCTATCTATCAGCTTGTCAATGCCTTTAGTCGCACCATCAGACTTGGATTCTATTTGAAATTCAAGACCTTCAAGTTCAATTGCCATCGTTCTTCTGACCTCCTTCCTTCTTAGATTTGATCCGCTTATTGACTCTAATCATGGCCTGTTCCATAGCGGCGCGGTTCTCTTCCATGATTTTCCTTTCCTTCTCTTCCTGCTGCTTATTCGCTTCCTTCTCAGTGAGAGGCATAGGCTGTTCTCTGTACGGCTGTGGTGACCTGTGCTTACTGAACGAGTCATAAGCCGGACATACATACAGCAGAGCTTCATAGATATACGCACCCTGTAGCCACAATTTGAAGTTCATGCGGTTGATGTCAAGTTCGTCCTTCCGGCGGTAATACTTCACCATTTCGCAGTCTCCGTCCCAGTAGTCTTCATAGGACATTCCCACACTCAGGTAGTACCCACAGAATTCATCGAACTTATCGCTGTAACGAAAATGGGGACTGGCGGCTTTATTTACCGCCGCCCCCGTATTATCGGACGACAACTCCGTTACCAACTTGGCGTCCACTTCACGTTTCCCTCTTCTGGCTCGTCCATGAGGCTTTCAAGAGGTTCGTTATACATTTCAGCGAGTGCGCCTATCAGGTCTTCTTTGTTAGACAGAGAGGCGTATATCTCGTCTATAAGTTCCCTCTTTACCTTCCTGTGATGCGCTTTGAACGCACCTGCGAACAGGTCAGGAAGTAATGTCATAGGCATGTCTTCCATCTTCCTTGCCACAAAGCCTTCCTGCTCCATCTGCTTGATAGTGCGGCGTGTGAACTCAAGAGTATAGTCAACATCCTTGTATTCAAATGTGATAGTTTTAGCCATAGCTGTTTCCTCCAATTCTTAAAATTGTTTGCTCTGTTGTCTTAAGCAAAGTCGATCTCTGTTGTAGGTGCAATTGTGATGGTCATTTTACGTACCTCATTGACACCTGCGCCTGTTACGAATACTGAAAGCTGTCCCTCAAAGCTGAACTTTCCGTCACTTCCATCAGGGTTACCGCTGCTGTCAGTACCGAAGTATACGGCGTACTTTTCCGTCTTACCTGCAAGAGCCTTCAGAGCAGCGTATCCGGCCCTTGTGTAGTTCGTGTTGAACTCAAGACCCTCTGCTTCCTGAATACCCATAACAAAGGTCTTCATAGCGTCAGACAGGGTAGTGGTCTCAAGCATTTCCGGCGTACCTCCAAGATCAGGGAAGTCAGTAATGTCAAGCAGCTTTTCATAAGTTGTGGCATTATTCGATGTCGTTCCGTGCATGAGGTAGGTCTTGTATGTACTTGTAGCTCCCATAGTGTTACCTCCTGTAAAAATATGTTCCGTCTGTGGCAGCCCTATACCGAGCTACCAACCTATAAATTGATGCGTCTTCCATGTTCGGTACCGGGGTAAGGGTAAGTCTCTTGAAGTTCCTTGGTGTCAAAACCTCGTCTATGATAGACATGATCTTCTTACACTCACCCTTCTTACCTTTGGTCTTATTTGAGAAGACGTTGATTTCAAACATCACAATGGCTACTTCATGGTCACCGCTATCCATAGTCTGTTCCATGACTGAGTTATCCATCATGACCACCGAGACGTGGGGAAAAGCAGAAGGGGATTTCACGTACTCGCTTGCTATGTCGATTGCTGAATACTCTGCGCGTAACGCCTGTGCTATCAGCGTATAAACTTCGTTTTCACAGTCGATCATACGTATACCCTCCTTGCTATCTCCTCAAATCTCTGTTCCAGTTCCCGGACGGTCTGATACATGCTCATGTTCGCCGGGTTACCGTAAGTGTGTACTTCACCTGCGTGCTTACCTTCAGTAATGATCTCGCCGTTGCTGCCGGGATCGCCTTTGTATCTCCAACCTTTTTCCAGTCGTCCAAGCTTATGACCGTACTCACCGCGTATCATGCCGTTTGCTGCGGCCTCAGGGTGATCATCAGCATAGGTGATACCTGTACCGAACTCGATAAACAGTACTGCACTCCCGATAGCGACTACCGCTACGTGATTGCTGTCACGCTCTTCTATGGAACAGGAGACATCGTTTGTTCCGTCATACGTGGCCTCTGCGAACTTCAGAGACGCTATCTGCATCCCCTCTTCTCCGAGAACCCTGACAAACTCCGCTGTCTTCTCAAGTAACCACTTCCTGTAGTTCCTAAGCTCCTGAATAGCATTCCCTATACTGTCTGCGTTCAGTTCAACGTGTACTACCTTCTTCATGAATCATCCTCTTCCGCGTTCGGGTCGTCTCCTCCTTCCGGCTCTGGCTCTACAGGATCATCCGGGGTAATCGGGTCGTCTGGAACCACCGTGTCAGGAAGAGAGTCAACCGTCACCTTGCTTACGGCTATAGCAATAGAGTTAAGCGACTTTGCAACCCTGCGGACAACATAGTCATAGTCAAAGACGTATTCGCCGTTTTCCTTGGTCGGTACCCGATCAATGAACAGTACCGTACTCTCGTCAATAGGACAGTTGATGTCGTCAGTGACAATCACCTTGTCATAAGACTCAAGATTGCCGAACATTCCGAGCTGAGACTGTCCCATAGCAGGAGATACGTTACACTTGATCTCAACGGGGTTTTGGTACGTCACCTCATATTCACCCGTCTCAAAGTCGTCTTCATCCTTGACCGCGCTCTTTCCGGCGTACAGGCAATACCAGACAGATTTCAGATTCCGCTTTTGCAGTCTCATTTACAGCACCTCCCCCACAGGCGTGATGCGGCGCAGTATTCCCGGTGGGATGTCCCCATCGTCATACTTACGGGTGATACCATTCTCAGTGTGAGAACTCTCACCTTCCGCACCACGCTTATTCAGAAGAAAAGCCGCGATCTCTACCTGTACATCGCCATACTCCTCAGGCATTGTCTTGGACTCTGACCCGAAAGGATAGCGTTTACGTTTTACGATCTCCGCCGCAAGTTTGAGATAGGTGGTCAGTACGTCTTGGTCAGCTTCACCCGTCATACTTTTCAGCATCTTCGTTTTCTGCGCTTCAGTCATAGTGACCACCCTCCTTTCTCATTACGCTCCGGCCTTTACGTCACACTCAGGTGTGTAGACTGTACCCTTCGCTGAGCCGGACGCTACGATCTTGCATCTGTAGTGCTTCTCAGCGTCAGCCGCCTTGACAGTCAGCTCAGATGTGTTGTAGCCCGTGTACGAATCGGTCAGGTCTGTCCACGATGTTCCTGTCTTAGCCCTTACCTGCCACAGATATGTCAGGGATGGATCAGTAGCCGGAACTACGTTGTAGGTCAGCGATTCCACAGCAACCTTGGCTGTATCGGAAGCGTCTACCTCAGACTTGTCCAGTGTCGCGGACTCAAGGATAGCGTCTGTCTCAGTTGTGGCTACTACGCCACCGCTGATGTATACGCTCTTGCTCCACTTCGGTGCCTCAAACTCTGTAGACAGGTTCGTGAACTTACCATGGAACCACTCCATGCCGTGATCAAGACCGATCTGACCGAAGAGCTGATACTTCTCACCTGCACCTGCCTTAGCAAGCTCTTCAAGGAAGAAGTTACCCTTGCCCGGAACAGGCTGAAATACTGGTGCGATGGCTCCAAGGTTAAGCAGGAATGCTGTACCTGTTGGAAGATACTCACCGCGATACAGATTAACTGTTCCGAGTGGTGTAATAAGCTGTGCAAGCTGAATTCCGTTGATCTCTCTTGCAGCCGGAACGATAGTCATTCCATTCTGCTCCGCGTCAGCGTTGATCTGGAACAGTGTAACTGCATCGCACCATACTGTGAGATCGTCTATTGGTGCGTGACCGTCAGAAATGGCCTTCTGAAGCTCTGCGATCTTCCAGAAACCAAGAGCCTTTCCGCCCATGTCCATGACGTTGGATGTGATAGCTGCATTGAGACCTCTGGTCTTGTTTACCTGATTGTCAGCAGCAGCCTTGTTGTAAGCACCCTGCATGAATGTGAACTCGATGTCAGCGTTTACCTTTGCGATCTTAGCCGCAACCTGAAAATCAAGCTCACGC